TCGCAGAATATCGCTGATTCCGGTGATCTCGTAAATCTGGCTCTTAATCTGCCCGAATGCCGTATAGGCATCGTTCAGGGCACGGGCAATGGGCGCAATTTCAACTAGCTGGATCGATCCCGATAGCCCATTCTTCTCGGCGAATGCACCCCAGTTTTTGACGGGCAATAGTTCTGTATTTCCGCCTTCCTTGAACAGCCTGGAAAGCTCCGGAATGGAAGAATCATAGACGCCGAATACTTTGAGCGCCTTAATCAGTCCATCAATCCGGTCAGAGAGGATGTCTAATTGCGCGGCCTGGTCCTGGTACAAAGTAAAGTCCGGGACCGGGACCAGCGAGTCATTTGTTAGAGTGGCGTAAAGCGGACGCGGGCATGGGAAGAAACCCTCTAATTCGAGCGGGTCGTCCTTCTCATCCACAAACTTCCCGAGCGATTTTGAGAGCCAGAACACGCGCCCGGCTTCTTTGTCCCATATCTCAATGATCAGGGCGCGTTTGTCCACTCCGTCAGGGTCGGTGTTCTTTGTATCGGTTGGCGAAGCATCTAATGGGATACGGTCAGCATCCTCCCCGAATCGCTCCTGTAGTGCCTGGCGGGTCAGGTAGACTTTTCGCCATACAATCGAGACTTCTTCCCACGTCCGCGCAACTGAATGGCCAAAATCCTTCCAGTGCACGTAATCAGTCGGCGCGGCCTCAAAATCAAGTTGTTCAGAGACAGGATTCTCGGCCTCAACATCTTCCGTGATCTCTGTTTCAATGTCCGATTGGGTGAAGGTTGGCTCATAACGTACCCATGCAATCCCCCGCCCACCTAGAAAACGGTCATAGACCGACTGGCGCAGGGTCTGCCTGTAGTCCGCATAGTGCTCAATTTCAAACTCAAGCGCGCGTTCAAGAATCAGGCACGCAACCCGCCCAACTGGGTCATTGTCTCGGTGCAATCTCGAAACATCGGGCTGCGGAATCCTAGAGAAGGTAGACGCCTTGAGGGTCTGGACATTAGACCAAAGCACGTTAAATCGTGAGCCGTCAGAATCACGAATATTCCTGGACTCGTCCTTGTAACGGTCCACGATCTTCTTTACGCGCCCCTCCCATTTCTTGAACTCGCGCTCGTACTGGGAGATGTGGTTGAGGTAATACTCAACCGACTGGGGCATTACAACGTCAGTCATCAGGCGGTAAATACAGTCACATTGGCAGTACCGCCAATCACAACGTAGCAGCCATAACCCAGTCCTGCAGGAATCTGATAAAACTGGCCTGCGGTAAGTGCAATGGTTCCACTAACGGGCAGAGTTGTTGTGGTTGTGGCCGAATCATAAATAGCAATGGTTCCGCTCGATGAGGCCGAACATAAAACGCCGGCCAGCGTACATGGAACGCTTGAAACGTTCGCGCTCGCAGCGAGATAGTGGTAGCTGTAGCCGTTTTGTACGATGCCTGGCATATCAAATCCTTGTGTTAGTTATACGCCGCTCGGTGGCGTACAGTTCGTCCAGTGTCACGGTGTTGGCCCCGACGACGATGCCGCGTATTGGGTCATCTGGCGCTTTAGGCTTTTGTTCTTCTCGCCATGCCACTGCCAGATACCTAAAGGCGTCTGAGGCGTGCGAGGTCCAGTCGTGGCGGGGCTTATCCTTGAACGCCTTCTTGTCCTCGTCCCATTCTCGCTGGTATTGCTTGATGGCCTCTATGCCGTCTCTGCAATTGGCAGAGTCAATCCAGATGCGAGGGAACGCAGCGCGGGCTGCTTGAATTCCGTCCAGCATGTCGAGATGCGGCGTAATCGACAGGTGCTTGTGGCCAAGGAAGTTCGAGAGTTGTTCAATGATCGACTTGCCACCGGAGGCAAGCGTCTTGGCTCTCGCGTCATGCGGAAGGTAGTGCGTGCCGTATTTGTATGGCTTCCCGGCGACTAAGTTCCCATAATGCTCTATGTCTCGCCCCGATGCGGCGTAATAGTCGATTATGTGTATTTCCCCCCCGATTACCTGGTAGAACCATATCGCCGTATCATCAGAGAATCCAAGGTCCCACGCGGTATGCACTGGGAACGGCTTTTGCCATTCAACCTTTGTAATCCTGCCAGCGACTTCAGCCTGGTATATTTCGCGCCCCCATACCGCGCCAGGAATAGCGGCGTCGAAATCGCACTCCATTTCCTGCCGCCAAGCGTCTTCGTCCAGCTCGGCTTTAAGCGCATCGTATTCGGACTGTGGGAGTATTCCGCTGGCCGATGCCGTGATCTTGAGGGCAAGCCATTCAGGATCATTCTCAGCGCGGCTGTATGTTTCCCAGAACAGGTTTCTACCTTTTGGCGTGCCAATGATGATTGCCTTGCCCTGCCGATCCGCCAATGCGGGCCGTATAACGTAGCTCCATACGCTTGGTCGCCAGTCCCCATATTCATCGGCGATCAAGAAGTCAAAGAATAGACCACGCAGCGCATCGGCATTGTCCGCGCCGTAAAGCTGGATTCTCGCTCCGTTCGGATAATCAATCCGAAGTTCGGATTCGTTAATCGATACATTCGGCACCACTGATGAATATCGCTTCAGGTAATCCCATGCAACACTTTTGGCCTGGCGGTAAAACGGGGCCAGATATGCACCACGGAAATCTGACTTAGTGGTAGTTAACGCTTCGCGCAGAAGGTGATTGATACACGCAACAGTCTTGCCTGCCCGTCGGTGGGCGACGATACAGGCCCATCGTTTTTTTGTGTTGTGGAGCGGCTTAAAAGCATCTCTCGGCTTATACGGTATTTGTATCAGCTTTGCCATGAGAACACATGGACCAATGGCTGATCCTCGTTGCCGCGCACTTCAACGGACTTTAGATCGGGTACTTCTTTGCCAATAACGATTCTCGCCGCGTTGACTTGGGCTTGGGTCATTTCAATTTCACCGTTTGCGAATTGATTCAAACGGTTAAGTAGCTGAGTAGCCCTTATCAGGCGTTTTGTTTTTTCGTCGTGGTTGATCTTGTTTTTTCGTGCGGCCATTTTTAATCGCGGAGTGGTCCGCGCCTAAAATGATGATGATTCAGGCAATACCAAAGAAGGCTTTTATCTTGTCCCATGTATCGGACTCAAGGTTATGCACTTCTACGGGAATATTGGCGATTTCGGTTTCGATCTTGGCAACCTCGGCGCGTGCATCGGCCAGCTTCTGGTTCAGAGCTTCGATTACGGTCATATTCAACCTCACATGGCGTGATGTATTTTTGGAGCCGGTGCTGACTGCCACGGTAGCCGAAACAATAGCAAAAATAGGGTTAAGTGTCGGATGCTATTTTGTAGGGCATTCCCCTACACTTAAAGGTTTTCTACTTCTCTTCTTGTCTCTTTACCAAGGTGGCCGTAAAGCCACCTGATTTTTCAGTGGTGATATTTCAGTGATCACTTGGTGTATCTGCGTTAGCCGTCATAGCAGCCGCAATCCATTTCTGGCGTTCCAGCATCCGAAAACAAACACAACTCCGCATCAGACTTAGCTACGAAGTCCCGCCATGAGAATGTCCGGCCTAGCCCGCTTCGGCTTTGTGGCGCTTGCCCCTCTCCAGCCATTGCTCTTCGCTCCATTTCGAGCACAGCCGAAAACATTTCCGGGTAGTTCTTTCGCAACGCCAGAATCTCGTGCTTCTTCATCGACGGACACATAACGCACGAAGATTTTCCCGGTTGAGGAAGGCCAGCGCGTGCAATTGCTTCAACGCACTCGTCACGCCCCCAATCCCACTCAATCAATGGAAACCGTAACCTAGTCGGTTGAGTGTCCGCTAGGGCCGTCGCTCTTTCGTATCTCGGCAGTTCGTCGGCGTCGTACCCAACCAACCGAACAATTTGCGACAACTCAATCCCTAGCGTTTCGGCAAGCCTACGGTTCCACCTGTTTTGTGGCTCTACTTTCCACTTCAGTGAGCACGACCCGTTACCGTAGGCCTTTGATGGCAAACGCCCAAGGCGGACGCATTCGTTGAACAAACTCCCGTCGGAAACCATCATCGGCTGCGTCGGTTTAACCACAGTTATCGTCGGAAACCCAACGGACTCACACCAAGCATTAACCGCTTCCATGTGGCGGTAGGTATATTCCTGCTCAGACCCTGTGTCTGCGAATGTGCAGTAGTCAGGGCGCTCTCCGCGCTCATATAGTCCAATCAGCATTGCGGTGCTGTTTGTGCCGCCCCCATAACTCATTACCGTAATAGTCGGCGCTGGCGGCACGGTGGCGTTGCTCTCGGTTTCTTTCAATCTGTTCTCCAGTGTTCGTCAAAAACGGCTAACACGTCGCTCAACACGGACGCAGGCGATAAATCCGCCTAACGCCGGTTTGCTAGGAGTTAGAGGTTATTACTCAATCTGAGTTGCATCCTGACCAGCCCAATGCACTTTGACGCGGCACAATGGGCGCGCTCATAAAATGTATCTCGCCCAATTCCCATATCTGCGGCGATTGCCTTGATCGGTTTAATCTTAATCCCGCAGTAGATGATAACGAACGGGACAAACTCGCCAACATCGAGACTTGACACGGCAAGATTAAATGCATTGAGTTCTGCGGACATAGGGCCATCGGGTTCTCTGCCGGTCTTGCTTGGCATGAATTGAGCAAGAATATTTCGCTGTAAAGGTGGACCTAGAAACCTACGGCTATCGAGCCACTGAACCCAGTCCTGTGCCATCTGATAAGCGGCCTCGTTACGATGCGCCATGAGTTCCCCTTTCAGTCGGATTGAAATAGCTTTGGCATCGGCGTTCGTGCGCCTTGTTGTCTTTTAGGCAGCATTGCAGTCCCCAGAGTCGGGTTAGGTTTATGCATCCTTTACAAGTGCGGCTTTCTTCCATCTCGATGACCTTGGCCGGGTCACCGTATCGGTAAGCTCGTTCTGTCATCGCGCCATCTCCTTGAGTCGGGTTCCGTAGTATTCGATGGCTTCTTCAACAAGTTCGCGTTTCTGCTTTGGAGATAACGTCTTCCGCGCCTCTGACTTAATCTCGTCGATCTTCTCGTGCCCGTATAAGTAGATCATGAATCGGGTGTAGTCGATCAGATGGCCTTCATCGAACCGATTGCAGGATTGGCACTCAGGATGGACATTTTCTTCCACGTAGCGAACGGCAGCGCCTCGTGACTTAGGCACGAAATGGCCACAGTCTGCGTCTTTCCAGGGCATAAGCTTTCCGCAGGATACGCATTTTACCATCCCGTTATATGCGTATTTTTGACGGATATAGAGGCTCATTAGCTTGTCGGCCTTGTCCTGCAAGGTGGATAGCTTTGGCCGGCATGGTTTCGTTGATTTCTTTGGAATCATCGTTTAGCCCAATCAGCATATTCATCCGGGACCGGATCGGTCAGTTGAATCCCGTTATCAATCGCCCACGCAATCACGTATTCCATCAAGCTCGATAGATTCCTAACGCTCATGGTCGCCGTGCTCTCACGAATATTTATGAATTCGCCTTCGAGTCCGGGAACGATATCTGGCTTTTCTCCGGTAGCGATCTGCCAGCCAGAGACAAATAGCCCCTTCCAGAACTCAATCGACCGCTTCTTCCCAATGTATTGAGCCTGTCGGCTTATATCAGTCAGGATGGCGTGAAACTTCGCGTTTTGAGACAGTTTGCGGGTCGGCTCTTTGATCTCCACCACGTAACCGTCTGGGGCGTCCTGTACGGCCTGTATCGCCCCCATACGGGCAGGTTTGTGGGCGAGGATATATTGCTGTCTCATTTACGCCCCCATTCCGACAGCATGGCAACTTTCAACTCCTCCGCCCGTTTCAGTACCATCGGCTTCTTGAGATATTCCGTGCGGAATGCCTTGGGCTGCCTCAGAAGCCATCTCGCCTCGCAGGTAAGCGCGTGAGACCGTGAGAAAGTGCAGCCCGGCTTCTCGCATGGTCGCTGATTGCACATTCACTTCCGCCCCCTTTGATGTAGCTTTTCAGCGGCCTTCAATGCCTGTTCACGTGCCGACAGTTTTGGCAGATGATGCGATGCCATACGCTCGGCCTCCTGTCGGGATAGTCCGCCTTCATACTCGATGATGGCGGCGCGTTCCTCGTAGGCTTCTTGGGCGTCGGTCATTTGCGGCCCCGGTAGGATTCCCAATCTAATGATTCCCACAATCCACAATCCCGCAGTCGGTCGAATGCCCGGTGGCCTAGGTATTCGGCCAGCCCTTTCCGATCCTGGTTGGTAAGGATGATGATCGGCAGCATATCCCGGTAACGCTGGTCGATTACGTCGGTCAAAATTACCTGCTCGCCCTCGCTTCCGTACTGCATACCGACTTCATCCAGAATCAGAAGATCGACTCCGCAGAGGGTTTCAAGCACTTGCGATTCAGTTCGCTCGCTATCCCTACGCCAAGTCGCCCGGATCATGCGTATCATATCCATAGAAGTCAAGTACATGGCCGTATGGCCGGCTTCCATGATGTGCTGAGCAATGGCACAGGCCAAATGGGACTTCCCGGTACCCGGAGCCCCAGAGAAAACAATCCCGCCGCCATCCTGCAGACGAGCCTTGAATTCGTTTGCCCAGGCCATTGAGTGCGACTTGGCTCTGGCCTTTCCCGCCGAGTCGGCTTCGTAGGTGTCAAAGGTCTTGCCCCGGAATCGAGATGGAATTCCGGCCCGGCACAATGCGCGCTCTAACCGTTCCTGGCGCTCCGCCTCGTCCCGCTTCCGGCGTTCTTCGTCCTCGGCCTTCTGGCGATTTTCTACGCACTGCGGGCATCCAGAACGACGCCCGAGCACCTTTCCGGAAATGACGATATGGTGAGCGATGTATGGCCCATGCTCGGAGCATTCGGAATGCTCGTCGGTAATGCTCGTTTGAGGGCTAGAAAGTGCCATCTGGATTTACCCCTTCGCGGTAGTTTTTCGTGGAAAAGTCGCCATGCCTCGACGGAGCGGCCTGTTGTCGCTGTGTGGAATTATTCATCCAGTCGGCCTTAAAGCCGCCCCAGCCACGAAGGCAGCATTCGGCAATGGCACCGGAGAGCGGGATTGGGACCTTCGCCGCCTCGGACTCGATGCCTTCCAATGCGGTCAGGGTTACAGGGAGCTTCTTGGCCTTTCGGAGGGCCATCCAGTCATCGGCATGCTGAATCCCGACTCCCCGCTCAACGAGATACAAACGAGCGTCGAAGCGCGAGTGTATTTGTTTTTGTTTTTTCTCTTTCTCTGTCTCTTCTCTTCTCTTCTCTACTGTACGTTTCTGTAACGTTACATCACCGTTACATGACTGTTTTTGTAACGCACGATGCCTTGCGACCCGCTCTGCGCTTGAGTCTGACGAACGTTGGCGTTTTTCCCATGAAGTCGGCTGATTGCTTTCATTGATCAGATTCTTCGCAATTAACCGTGCCTTAGTGTCCGCCCATTCTTCGATTGTAACGCGGAGTTGAAACGCTATTTCATCATCGTGTAACGTTACATTGCCGTTACTGCATCGGATGCACATCAACATGACGAAACGGCGTTGATCGACCTCTGAAAGCATTTGCACTTTAGGATCAGTAGCAAATTCTGAATAGAGCCGAAACCAGGCCGCAGGCTCGTTTGTCCTCACGCCAATTCTCCTTTCAGCATGGTCGTTCCCCTCGGGGACTTACTCTGATAGATAATAATACCGTCAATATGGCCGGATAGGTGGATCATACATACCCCAGCGTGGTGCCCCCCTGAAACGGTCGGTGACTGTGTTTCTGTCCACCTTTTCCGCTGTGCTTCATCGCATAGCGGACATGGCCCGGAGCGATCACCAGAACTTCCGGCGTAACCTCTCCTCGATCGATGCAATACGGCTTTCGCTTCTGCTGTTTGTTCCTCATCGTCTCACGAGTTAGGCCAAGGTAATCGGCCATCTTCTTGATGCTCGAACGGCTTCGCCTGAGCTTTTTGGCGGTAATTTGCAGTGGGTATTTTGCGTACATCTCGATCAAGGTCTGTTGATCCTTCCTCGACCAAGCCGCAGGAGTGCGCTTGTAGACCTTATGCAACCCCAGGATGTGCTTTACCGAGTTGGGGGGGCAGCCTAGGATTTCCGCAATCTGGTAGCGGTCCTTAGTTTTGTAGAGTTCGATGGCCTTGGCAACGAGTTCAGGCGTCCAGAATTTATTACTCATGGCGCGGCCCCTTTACTTCTTTGCATGCGGCAGTCAACGCCTGCATCGTGTCCCAACTGGGCGATGTCTTGCGGTTTATGATCCTCCATATCGTAGTCTGGCTGATTCCAGCTTTCATGGCTAGTGTTGGCCATACGCCTTTTCTATCCTCAAGCTGTTCGATCAGTTTGTCGAGTTCGTTCATTGTGTTTCCTCTGTTTTGTCAATATTGACGCCAACACAATACGCCTAAATTATTTTCTGTGCAAACAAAATTGTGCTTGCATTTTCGTTATGGATATGGGATGATGCATCCACTCTCTGAGCAATCAGAGATGCAGCACCAGCCTCTCCCTAGACGAGTGTGAGCCGCAGCGAAGGAGACAAAGCCGGGAGACTCACCGGGGCAGGGCAGAAAGCATAGCCACATCGGCAAAGCAATTAAGCAAGCTGGGCAAAACAGATTTTGCATTCGCGCCAGCAAGGTAGGCGACAACGGAATCAAGCCTGATACGTGGTACGCGCTTGATGATAACGGCAATTTTGTGGAGTTATGAAATGAACAAATATGATGGATGGCTGGAACAGCCCTATTCCGATGCAGATAAGCGCCAGGCAGCCTTCGATGCTCGACAAACGCACATCAAAGACGCGCTATGGGATTCGCTGGCGTCTTCTCCTCTGACCGCCGAGAAGATGGCCGGCGATTGGGAGCTGCTGGTAAATATTGAGGGCGAAGTCATCCAGCAGATCGCCTACGCCAAAGCGCACCCGGAAGAATGCGCGTGGGCAATGAGCCAGATTATCGGCCTGGTGGATCGCAAGTTGGAGCTGGTGGCAACGTATCAGGCCGAGCACACGCAGGGCGAAGATGAAATCGAACGCGCACGGAGGATCAAATGACAAACAGCCGCACCAGTGATTGTAATCAGGGTCGAGATTTAGACGGCAGCAGCTCGATATTTCGGTATGATAAAAAGCGCCGTACCGACTCCGACCCGGAGCGCGGCGTGATTTACATCTTTGCGATGATCCTGGCCGCGCTGGCCCTGACGGTCGCAATGGTCCGCAACGACGACCCCGCAAGCTGCCTGCCGAGCGCACCCGATCAGGTCAGCGTCGGGCGGATGGATAAGCAGGGTCATCTGGTCTGTGTGATCCAGCCTGCCCAACCTCAACGCATCATAACGGAGTAAGACATGAGCAACGATATAGCAGTAGTCAACGAACAACGCGCACTAACAGCCGGAGAAATCCGGTCTCATGTAAATCGAGTTCAGGAAGTCATGAAGGCCGTGATGCTGCGCGGCACGCACTATGGAATTATACCTGGCAGCAAGAAGCCGAGCCTTTATAAGCCGGGTGCTGAGGTTCTTTGTGTGACCTTCCGTGTCGCTCCTAGCTACAAAATCGAAGAACTTTCCACAGATGATTGCGTACGTTACCGGATTACCTGCGTAGGAACACATCAGACCACTGGAATGGTGCTCGGAGAAGGCGTTGGCGAATGCTCGTCAAACGAGGAAAAATACAAGTGGCGACGGACCATCTGCCAGGAAGAATATGACAATACTCCGGCTGATCGAAAGCGCATCAAATACGGTAAAGACGATGGCAAAGTCGAGAAGACCCAACAGATTCGAACCGAACCAGCAGACATTGCCAACACCGTTCTTAAAATGGCAGTAAAACGCGCCCAGGTAGCCATGACGCTGAATGTCACAGCAGCTTCTGACTGCTTCACCCAGGATATTGAAGACCTTCCGCCCGAGCTTCTTGAGATCGAGCGCAACCGGGAACAGGCCGGGAAACCTCCCGAAGAAAAGCCGCCCTACCCTACCGCCGAATTTGAAAAGAACATCGGAATATGGCACAAGGCTATCAAGGAAGGGCGCGCATCGGCAGAACAAATCATCGCCCGATCGTCCACCAAGTACATGCTTTCTGATGAGCAGAAATCCGCCATCAGAGCGCCAATTGAAGAAGCACCGGAAGCCGCGCCAACTAATGGAGAATGGGTTGCCGATTTTGAAGGAGCAGAAAAATGATAGAAATAAACGAATCCCAAGGAAGTGAAGCGTGGCTAGCCCACCGTGCAAAGTGCCTGAATGCCAGCGACGCGCCGGCCATGATGGGCGTCAGCCCGTACAAGAGCCGCGCCGATCTTCTCAAAGAGAAGTCTACCGGGATTTCGCCCGAGATTGACGCCGAGACCCAAGCCAGGTTCGACCGTGGCCATGAAGTCGAAGAAATGGCCCGGCCCATAGCAGAGCGCATCATAGATAGCGAACTGTTCCCGATTGTCGCCACCGATGACACCGGCAAGTATTCCGCAAGCTCAGATGGATCGACGATGCTCTGTGATATCGGATTCGAACATAAATCATGGAACGAATCGCTGGCGGAAACGGTAGCAACTGGCCACGTTCCAGAGTCTCACAAATGGCAGCTTGTACATCAACAAATGGTTTTCGGGTTTGAGAAGGTCCTTTTCATGGTATCCAATGGAACTGAAGAAAAGATGGTCTATTGCTGGTTTAAGGCGACTGATGAAGAAATTAAGCGCCTGCGCGCCGGTTGGGATCAATTCGAGGCCGACCTGGCGGCATACCAGCACGTCGAAGCCAAGCCCGAGGCCATAGGCCGAGCACCGGATCAACTTCCTTCCCTGCACATCGAAGTAACTGGCATGGTCACCGCCTCGAACCTGGACGAGTTCAAGGGAACC